TCCAAAAAAAAAGACTTAGGCGAGACACTCATCCTTTCGGATGTTGGCGGACTGGTCAGCACCAGCAGTGTCCCGGCTAAGTCTTGCTGAAAAATCCCCGCCAAGGGATAGAAAAATTATACCTTGTCAAACCAATCTGGTCTAACAACCATCAGTTGATACAACCGCCCAGATGGAAGCGTCTTCCACTGCCAAACAGCACTGCGGCTCACACCCAACAGCCTTGCCAGCGCAGACTGTGAACCAGCTTTTTCGATTGCTTCTTGTTTTGTCATCCGTCAATTTTACTCCACAAACAGTCAGTGTTGAGTATTAGGGAAAACACCTAGATTTATTTTCAAAAAAGTCTTGATGAGTGTGAAGAATCCTATACAATGCAGTCATGCCCTAGCAATTCCGCAAGGGTCTTTTTAGGAGGTCACATGACCGATTTCACTTTCACTCCAGCAGACTTCAGCGCCACCCAGATCACAGTGGTTGCCAACACTCCAGACGGCAAGCAATACCTTGCAGAGCGCTATGGCTTTGCTTGTGTTTCCATCAACATTCGCAAGTCTGCTGCGCCAGAGCTTGCTGACAGCTTTGAGTTTCAGGGCTTGTCTTACTCTTAACCAACGGGGCCACGGCCCCACATCCCCGCAAGGGTCTTTTAAGGATCAACCATGACAGCACTCGAAAACTTTGCACAGCTTGCCGCCAAGCACAGCAACAACCAGGCAGACCGCCTTGCCTTCCACGTAGGTATGTTGGAAGCGCACATCAGATACCAAGATCAACTGCTGGAGACATTTCAGCAAGAACTTGACCAAATCATCATCGAACTTTCCAAGGAGCAAGCATGAAACACATCGCCACCGCACTCGTCAAGGCCCAACAAGCCTTTGGCCCTGCTCTCAAAACCTCAACCAATCCACACTTTCGCTCACGCTATGCAGACCTCAGTGCCTGTGTAGAGGCAGTGATTGAGGGCTTGAACGAGGCCGGGATTGCCCTGATCCAGCGCACCAGCGAAGACCACGTTGGCGTGACTGTTGAGACGGTCTTTGTCCACGAGTCTGGTGAAATGCTGGAGTGCGGCAAGCTGCACGTTCCAGCCAGCAAGCAAGACCCACAGGGCTATGGCTCGGCACTGACATACGCTCGCCGCTATTCGCTCATGGCTGCTTGCGGTATCGCTCCCGAAGATGACGATGGCAATGCCGCTAGCCGCAAACCATCAACGCCAGCCCCAGACATCACTGACCACTTGTCAGCGATTGAGGCAAGTGCCACCAGTGACGAACTGGCAACCCTTTACAAGTCAGCACTTGAGGCTTGCCAAGGCAACCAGGCTCTTCAGGCCAAGGTAATCGCCGCCAAGAAAACCCGTGTTGAACGCGCTAAACAGGAGAAAGCAGCATGAACGATCAAGGAACCGAAGGCTGGTTTGCAGACCGTCTGGGCAAAGTTACCGCCAGCCGATTGGCTGATGTACTTGCCAAAACCAAGACGGGGTACAGCGCAAGCCGCACCAACTACATGACCCAACTTGTGCTGGAAAGAATCACAGGACAAAAGGGTGAGTCGTTTACCAACTCAGCCATGCAGTGGGGCACTGAACAGGAGCCTTTTGCCCGAGCCGCATACGAGGCCCACACGGGTCAAATGGTCGAGGAAGTGGGCTTCATACCTCACCCAACGATTGAGGCCGCTGGAGCCTCACCTGATGGCTTGGTGGGTGACGATGGCATGGTTGAGATCAAGTGCCCATCATCTTCTACCGCTTTGGAGTGCTGGTTGACCCGTTCGCAGGGTGGAAATCCGGTGGATGCCAAGTACTACGCACAAATGCAATTTCAGATGCGCTGTGCTGACCGAAGCTGGTGTGACTACGTTGTATTCGATCCAAGGATGCCAGCCAAGGCTCAACTGTTCATTGTCCGAGTCGAACGAAATGCCGATTGGCTGAAAGTCGCTGAAGAAGAAGTGACCTCATTTTTGGCAGAGGTAGATGCCAAAGTAACCGCCCTTAAATCAATCATTGGAGAGTAACCATGTCGAAAATTCTAAAAGAGATCAGTTGTGTGACAGGCCAATACACAAACGCATCGGGTGATGTGAAGAAGCGTTACCAGCGTATTGGGTCAATCATTGAGACAAAGAATGGGCCAATGCTCAAGCTGGACAGCATCCCACTGCGGGAAGGTGGTTGGGATGGTTGGGCATACATGAATGACCCACGCCCAGCAGAAGGCAAAGAACAGCCACGCCGCCAAGCCTCTGGGTTTGACGACATGCCAGATGACGTACCTTTTTAAGGACTGACCATGCACGACTTGTTTAATCGAATTTTCGGAACTGAGCCAAAGAAACTGGTTCGCACTGACGATCCCGACACAAGTCGTGCGTCAGCAAACGCAGTCGATACCACCAAACTGGAGGGCATGGTCTACGAGGCCATCAAGAAGTTTGGCGACCAAGGGTGCATCAGCGACCAGATTCTGGCCCTGTACCCTACCTACCCTTACTCATCCATCACCGCTAGGTACAAGGCACTGCTGGACAAGGGATTCATTGTTGACACGGGTGAGCGCAGAAAAGGCCAGTCTGGTCGCGGTCAGCGTGTTCTAAAAGCATTGGAGAATTAAATGAACAAGTTTATTGACGTTTTTACAGCCACATCGGTGGGCCTAGCTTTAGCTGTTTTGGCCTTGGCTTACTTTGATGTATTGTTTTACTAAGGGGGCCAAATGACTGAAGAAGAAAAAGATTTGCTCAGAGACAAGATTTGGGACGAACACGCATCCGGTCTTGATGGCTCACCAGACGAACCCGAGGAGGACGAATGAAACGCTACGACCCCATCACCTACCACTACCCTCGCACAACTGAGGAAGCGTTTGACGAACACCCAGACCCAATCGAGCTTCCGCATGAGTCATCGCTTTTGCGTTGGTGGGGTGAAATGCTTGCAGCCTGTTGTGTTGTGTTGTTCTGTGTCTTTGTTGTGAGGGCAATCGCATGAACACGTTTTGGATACTTGTGTCCTTGGCCCTTGCTGGTGTGCTGCACGTCATAGTGGTCGAGAACGCCTACGACACAGGCTATGAGGACGCAGAGATGGCCCTTGGCACAACTGCCGAACAGTGCCACAAGTGGTGGTTTGGCGGTGAGAAGCGGCATGAGCAAGAACTCAAACAATTCTGTAAAAGGTGCGACATATGAACCGCCAACAAATTGAGCAATACCTCGGCATTGCCAAGCCAGCAAAGGTTCGGCAGTCATACCCAGTGATCAACAGCGAGACGCCCACGCACTGGCGCAAAACGCTCAAACTGTGGGTCATTGTGGTGCTGGTCTATGTTGTGCTGTCGTTCATTGGCGGCATTGCTGTGGGCATCATTGGGAGGGTTTGGCTATGACACCAGAAGATGAAGAGTTTGCCCGTATTGAGGCAGAGATCAAGCGCCGCCAAAATGATGATGACGACATTCAAGAGTACGCACACCAGCGCCAGTGGGTGGGGCTGACGGACGAGGAAGTAACTTGGGCGGTTGAATGGAATGGTGATAGGACTAAATTTGTCCGAGCCATCGAAGCCAAGCTGCGCGAGAAGAACGGCGGTGCGGCATGAAAGTCCCTGAAGGCCACAAACGCGTCACCGTCCCCGTTGACCAAGGCATTGACAAGATCAAAGAGTTCATCCAACAGCAGACAGGGGTTGAAATGACGTACGTGCAGATTTTCAACCACCTGATTCACTTCTACATTACCCACGCCGCCGAACCGCGCACCAAGTGGGCACCAATCTTTAAGCAGGAAAAGTCGTGAACTGGGAAAAACTACAAGAGATCATCCTGTACGTCATTATTGCAACCGCGATGGTGGGCATTGCGTTCATGTTCACCATGCTGTGGATTGCTTTATGAGAAAAAAATCAAAGTACAAGCCAAAGCCAGTTCTGCAAAACCCATTGGGCTATGTCCTTGAGAACATCACACCGATAACCCAACACGAAGATTACCTGTTGAACTTGCAACTCAAAAACAGTTCAGCAATGGAACGTCTGTTAAAAGGTAAGGCTGACAAGAAGGACATGAACACTCTGATTGCCATGTCCAACATCACCGAGGCTTTGCAACTGATGGGCTTTGGTGCAGACTACAAAGAGGTTGGCATTGATGGACGAGAAGCACTGATCGGCATCATCATGAGAGCCGTTAAGATTCAAAGATTCACGCCAACAGGCAAAGAGATTCAGTCTCTCAATATGTTGATGGAACTACACGATGC